CATGCAGGAGATGGCAAGTCAGCGTTTATTGACCAATTAATAGTTAATGTTGCTAGGAATAGTGGTTGGAAAACTTGTTTTTGTTCTTTTGAAAAACCAGTACAACTTCATGCTGTACAGTTATCGCAAATCCTAGTGGGTAAACCTTTCTTTGAGGGTCAGAATCAGCGTATGAATCAAGAAGAAAAAGACTTTGCGGAGTCATGGATTAAAGAACATATACTATTTCAAGATTACCAAGATGGTGGTATGCCAACAATAGAAGCTATCCTAGAAAAAGGTGCAAGTGCGGTAATGAGAAAAGGTATTAGGATTTTAGTCATAGACCCATTTAACTTTATTCACACAGACCACAGAGGATTAGAGACTGATATGGTTTCTGAAATGCTTACAAAGGTTCAACTTTTTGCAAAGCAACATGATGTATTAGTTTTCTTTGTAGCACATCCAACTAAACCATTTATAAGAGATGGCAAAAAGAATGTTTGTACTGGTGTTGATGTAGCTAAATCATATGCTTGGTTCTCAAAAGCAGATACAGGTTTAACAGTTTATCGTGGAGAAGAGGGAGTTGAGATACATAATTGGAAAGCTAGGTGGGGATGGCAAGGCTCTCTTGGAAGTGTTAATATGTCCTTTAACCCAGTAAATGGAAGATATGCAGAAATCGAAGCAGTTGCAGATAACTTTGATTGGGAGTTCTAAGTCGTTGCAAGTCAATGATATTGGAAGTCCTTATCTACATCTTAGAAACTCTGTCACAATTACTAAAATTGGAAAAAGTAATGTTGGCAGAGCGATAGTTTGTGACCAACATATAATAGATAAATCTTTCTTAGACAAAAAAATCACAGCAGAACAACATAACGTATGCAATAAGTATTTAGAACTTATAGTGAAGAGTGGAACATTCGGAAAATCCACCAGCTCGGGCTTCGATGATAGAATATTTACCAGTCATAGTTCTTTACAGCCTCCACCGAAAGCTATCATTTTGACTAAAGTTCAAAACAAATTAGTGAAGGAGTGTGGGTATGGGAAAGAGAAGATGTTTTGGCGTATTATGGTTGATAATCCAAAGGAATTGGATAAAAGAAAAGAGTTAGTAATGCAAGATTGCTCTAATGCACTACTAACCTTTTGGTATATTAGTCAGAAGAATCCTGTTTCTTTGTTTCAGCAATCCCTGTTAAACCCCAACTCGTAGGAGTTTCTATAGTAGCTTCAACAGATTCTACTTTTTTAGGTTCAACATTTTTTTCTTCTGCCAAGCTATGAATCATATGAATGATTTGTTTGTTTAAAGAACGACTTTCTTTCTTAGCTAGAGCGTGTGCTAAATCGTAGGTTTCTTCTGAACATCTAATGAATAGACTTTTCATTGTTATCTTCCTCGTAAATTACTTGCGGACTATCTTGCACTTCTGCTATAGCTACTGATTCTCTACCAACTTGATAATACCTATCTTCTTCTAACTGTTTAATGGCACTTTCAATTAGCCATTCGTTAGCAGTTATTAAAGGGTCATCAAGTAATGAGATAGCAAAAGATATAGCATCTATTTCAGATTCAAATATCCAAACTAGATGAATCCATTTAGCACTAGATTTAGTTGAGAAAACATTTCTAGGGTCAGGAATATCTACTTTATAAGTGTGTCTTATTACCGCATACATAAGCAGTTAGTATAATGCAAAATGCTATCAAAGTGAAATACTAATTGTTCCACATGGAACAAAAGATGTCACACAGCTCTGGTCAGGATAAAAGAAATATTTACCAGTCCATTGTTCCTTTTACGGATTTGTATGGGTATGCGTATTGACTCTTTAGGTAATGTTCGTATCGACCATCAACAAACTACCAAAAAAAAAGGGACAATCTTGCGACTATCCCTTTCCAACTTAAAAGTTTTGGAGGTGTATATAAAATGAATAGTATTTATATACCAACTATCTTAGTTCATATGATTGCAAATTGCAACACTTATTCACACTTTATCCACAGACTTATCCACACCGAGAAAACCAGTAAATATTTATTTAAAAAAGCAGTTCCTATTCCTACATTACCCCCCCCTCTCACAACACCAGCAAAGATAATATACCAGTTAATATTTTTTATCTGGGCGAAGGAATGATTCGCATATCCACTTTTTTTAGACCAAAAAAAAAGGCGGACACCACCTTTTACAGTAGCATCCGCCTTAATTTTATTCTTCAGTTTCTTCTAAATGATGAATTAAAGCATACAATCCTGCCTTTACTCCGCTATGTTCAGCTTTTGTATGGCTATCATTTACCCATTCATCATCTGCAATAATATCTTCTGCGATATTTTTAATTCTATCTAAGTTAATATTCATTCTTGCACCTCAACCTCTACAATCTCATTATCTTTTGTAAATGCTAAATGTTTTGGATTGGGAATGTTTAAGTTCTCCCTTTCCTTGTATAAAACATCTTGCACTTTATGATTGATTGAAACCAAAGTATTAAAGTATGCAACTAAACTTGAATCAACATCTGATTTTTCATCTAGTTGTCTATTAATCTTTGTATAGATTTCGTTGCAAGTTCCAATGTTCACTTTTAAAGTAAACTCTAGTAGTTCTCGATTAGTCATTAGCAAGTTCTCCCAAGATTTCTACATCTTCACTTTCTCCAAAGTCAGTCCACATAAAAGTTGATGTAATTCCACCCTCTTTTTTTGAATCTCCCTCTTTTGAAATGTCAGGTAAACATATAGCTTCGATTACTTCGTTATGTGTAAGCTTCTTATCAGAAACTATCTCAAAGTATCTAACATCGATACTACGCTCATTTACTTCGTAAACAAATTCTTTTACTTTACTCATAATTTAAACCCCTCCAAGGGCAGTTAAGTTTAATAAACTGTTTCATGCCTTTTGGCAATCATCAGTAGAAAATACACATTTTCTATACAGTTTTGCAAAAATCGACTTCATCAGACCTCGCACAATGCAATATCTAAAGGTGGGTAAGGTACTTGCATACCCCAAAATACCCCACCTTTAAATCGCATGAGAAAAAACCCATCCCAGTTGGTCAGGGAAAAAAATATTTACTGGTCAATCTTCTTTGCGGTAGATAATCTCGCTTTCTCCTCTATCACTAAGATAAGCAATAACATCTGATTTATTGATAGTCTTTTCAAAGACATTTGTTTCATGCCTGTTAGTGACATTTGATTCATCTCCCAAGTTTCCATTCATTACCCACCTGTTAGCAAACCATTCAGCTTTATCTTTGTCCAAAGTCCATGAATAACCCTTATCATCAATACCACCTCGATAAATCGTTATGGTATTAGGCAACTCATTAAAGAACTTAGTATCTTCCTCATCCATCATTAAATGTGAATCAGAAAATTCTAAAAACAAAAGTTGTTCCCATGCTAAATGATTTTCATAGACATTTTCAGTATCAGTCCAAACATTAGCTATCACTTCCCAATATTCTTTTTTGTTTGGCTTCCACCAATCCTCCAAAGCATCAAGAATAGATTGAACTCGATAGGCTCTCTCATGCAACCAAAGATAAGAACTGATATCTTTATCCTTGATAGCTTCAGCAACCTTTTCTTTTTTGAAGTCATAAACTTTATTAGCTTGGCTTATAACCAATTCATCATCAGACCAAATACCAACAAAATACTTATGATGAATCATTTCAATCCCACCCTCGCTAACAGTCGCAATGCTGTTAGCAAGTTCATTGTTTAATTTACTCATTTTCCACACCTCCAAGTGTAAATTTTCTGTTTCGCATATCCCTAAATTAGGATGGCTCATCAGTTTGGTTCATTCCAAATACAGAAAAACAGAGGGTGGAAAAAAATATTTACTGGTCAAATATCTTTTCCCACCATTCCATTGCTAAAGATTTTCCATGTTGATATGTACTTTTTCGCCAAAAGGATAATCATAGTAATCTCGCATATAACTTTCGTTTGTGCTTAACGCCCATATAACTGGAACGCTAGGCTCAACTTCAGCATCAACGCTACAATATCCATCTGTGAAATATACAAAAGCAATAACATCTTCAGTATCTTCAGTTTCATTGTTGAACAAATTGAAAGGTGGCTCGAACCTAGTTCCACCGCCACCCCTTAAATTGAACTCCAACTCTTCATTATCCAAATCAAATTCATCCCACCATTCACCAGTTGTAGGATTCTTTGCAATAGTAGTATCGCAATAGGTCACTCTAACTTTATTGATACCGCACTCTTCACATAAGTTTTGAGTTTCAGTAGCAAATATATTGAGTTCTTGTTGAGATACACTCGCGGAAGTATCTATCGCAACAACAATTTCTCCGCCTTGCGGTTCTTTATCGTTGCTAGGTAAATTAACACCCCTCCAAGAATGTCTTTTATTTAGTCTACTCCACGTTGGATTTTGACTCTTAGCGGATGTCAACAAGTCTCGCATTACATCAACCCAATCAACATATGTCTCATTGAGTTTTTGCACCGCACCATTCATTGTAGAAGTACCACCCTCAGAACATCCCTCTAACTTGTTAGCCATCAAAATTGCTCGTTGTATGTTTTCTTTTACTTCCGCCATAGCACTATCAGATAATGGATTTCCCTTTTCATCAGTTGGCATCCAAACTTCACCCATTGATGGTTTCATGTCTGCTAGTTCATCCAGTAAGGACTTACCGCTTCCATTTCCATCTTGGCTTTCATCTTCGTTGCCATCATCAGAATCAGAATTACCATCATCATTTTGGGAACTATCATCTTCAGAATCATCAGATTTAGATTTCATTTCTTCAATGGCATCTTCTAAAGCTTCATCATCATTCATTAAGGTTCTATAAACTGCTTCAGAACTCATGCCTTGATATCTTCTATCAAGTAATCCATCTTTAGGCAGTTCCATATTTAAGTCATACTTAATCCATGCATTGATAACATAGTCAGTTGCTACGTTCCAAACTTCGTGATTTCGTTTAGCTTTTCTTAATGGATGTTCCCATATAACGTGGCTAGCTTCGTGGACTAATACCGCTTGGATTTCTTCATCAGTTAATGTCTTAACAAATTCATCATTCCAATAGATATTGACACCATCAGTAGCCATCGTTTCACATCTATCGCTAGCTTCAATCAATTCAAGACTAAGTAGCATACTTGCCATTCCTATATTGCCTTTCATCAATTTCGCTCTAGCTTTTATTATTCTATTTTCACTATTCATAATACCTCCAAGTATTAATTTTATTGAGACTCCAAAAAATATTTACTGGTAAATAATCTTTTGGTAAAACACATCGCTGTAATTTTGTTTAAAGTTTCGCCTTGTTGCAAAGGCTCTTCAGTCAATTTATTTCTTAAACATATTGTCTAAGAAACCTCCCTTTAATTCATCAATGGAATCTTCTAAATCATCCGCAACTTGCTTACGCTTGTTTGCACCATAACTTGATTCATCCCTTAAAGAATCTACATCATTAATTGAAGCAAATACGCCTACCAACTTTTGATGTGCATCAGCAATCATTTTGTCATCGCCTAAAATGTCTGCATTGATACTAGGTAATGTATCTAAGAACCCTCGCAATTTATCAAAGCTTGAATTCTTAAAGAACCCTCCCTTTTGTTTGTCGTTAGGGTCATAAGATTTTAGCTTGTCAGATAAATGCCCTACTGATTCCAACAAAGCTTCTACAGTAGTTCTCGCAATCGTTTCAACATTTTTATTTGCTCGTTTAAAAGCATCATGTTCAATTTTTGCTTTCAGCTTTTCTGATACATTTAATCTTATATCCTTGGTATCAAATCTAGGAACAGTACCTAATTCAAAATCGAATCTGAATTTAGTTTCTATTTCCTCAACGCTAGGATAATCAGATAATTTAAAGGCATTACCAAGCTTCACTTTATTGGCTTCTATGAGATTGTCATAGTTATCAATAAAGTTATCAACTTCCTTTTGGAACTCTAACTTGGCTTGCTCTACTCTATCCATGAGCGTATCAAGTTCGCGGTTAGGACATAGTCTCCAACCGCTTAGAACCTTACCCTCATAGTCGCTTGTATTATCATCCCAAGGAACTGTTAAAGGGTAGTAAACATCGTTTCTAAATTTGTTGATAATCCTACGAAAATACTTATTCGTATCTTTACCAAAAATGTATTTAGCAACGTGTAATGATTCGCTCATTGCTTGTTGGTCTATCGCTAGACCCTCTTTTAAATACTTGTCTGATTTTACTCCGCTAGGGTGCTTCGTATTAAGGCGAACTAAAGTCGCATTTTCAGATAAAGTATTTACATTATTTTCTTTTTTCATATTACCTCCAAGTAATAAAAGTTTGCTGTTTCATCATTTTTGAATCATCAGTCAGAATTACATTCTGATACAGCTAGCGGAAAAGGAATATTTACCAGTCAATAATAAATATTTCCCTCCCCGCTAATCACTCAATTAAATCTCAATGTCTTGATTTTCAACCTTGAACTTTGAGTATGAACTTGAATCTTTTAATTCAGTTCTCAAAGCAGTCAGTTTTCTAACAAAAAATATTGAGAACTCAACAGTCGATAGTCGCTTCACATAGGCTAGTGCATTTTCGAACCAGTCGTATACATCACTATCTTTTGCCTTACCAATTACATCAACTAATGCAATCGTTGTGGCATAAGATAATCCTGCATTATCAACAAGTTCTACATCCTTTCCTTTACAGATATCCGCAAGGTTAGGAACATCGTTTTTCAATGAAATAAAGTTCATCAATTCAATGCTAGCATTTTGCCCAACATCGCCTTCAAATAATTTTTGCATTATTTGTTTTGGCGGATTGGTTTTCAATGTATCGCTTAACCTTGTCCAACTTCTTGGACTTGGTTGTGGGTCATTACATTTTGGGTCGAACTCCCAAAGTAATTGTGGCATATAGCCAATTAACCCTTGAACATCCATATGAACATCATTCTTATCTGCCCACTTCAACCAGTCCTCTACATCGTGAGTAAACTGAATTGCAGTCGTTCTATCTTGGCAATGCCTAAGAATTTTATTCGCACCACTTCTATCAGTATGCCTATTGCCTGCTAGTACAATTTTCCATCCATTAGGGAAAACATAATCGCCAATTCTACGCTCTTCGTTTTGCCCTTTTGGGTCTAGTAATTGTCCTATCGTTGCTTGCACGCTTGAATGAGCCTGTGCAAATTCATCTAAGAAAAATACACCTTCACCACTTCTAGGAAGATTCCCTAGAAATGCTTTCTTTTGAGTACCATCTTCGATATAAGGCAATCCGCCTAAGTCGATACTTTCAACTAACCCCAATCTAAAAGAAATGAATCCAAATTCATTGTCTTTAGGATTGACTGAATCAGTCAAAGTCCTATCTTCCGCTAGTTCCTCCGCAATCTCTTTTACAATCGCGGACTTACCTACTCCAGTACCACCAATTAAGAATGGAATATTATTCCCTTTCAGAACTGATAGGCATGACATTTTCGCTTCGCTTGGTTTAAACATAATAATACCTCCAAGTATTTATAAGTTTCTTGAACCCCATAATTAGGATTCTCTTCAGTGTGTTAATTCACAGACTATTGGAGTAGTCGCAACTGGAAGTTATCGTTTCCGCATCCATGCTTTTGTTTCAGATTTTATCGAATCCTTTCAGCACTTCTAATGGTACGTGTTTTGTTATGAAGCTTCTCTTTATCTTCGAGGGTAATTCTCAAGACCCTCAATCAAGTTCGTATCTACGTTGGGAACTCTACTTGATAGTTGCTTAAATTTGTCTAATAAAAAATCTCCTGTTTCGTTGTTTGTAAACACATCTTAATTCATATGCACATCAAAGTAAACATTTACCAGTACATCTTATTTGCTAGCAGTTTGTGAGCATTACAAAATCAATCCAGTTCGTTTAATATTTATCCTATGAGCAATACAAAAAAACCAAATCTAACTGTAGTTAAAAAAGAAGTAGAACTTACTATTAAGCAACGTCAATTTGTGGATGAAATAATCAAGGGCAAGTTGGGTAGTTATAAAGAAGCTTATGCAAAGGTCTACGATGTCACTTTAACCAAGCAAGGGAAGATACCTAAATGGGTAGAGGTGGAAGCAAGCAAGCTTGTAGCGAACCCTAAGATAGCAATAAGCATACAAAGGGCTATTGAGAGAAAAGAGCAGTCAGTAGTTGCTAGCAGTCTCAGGACAAGGAACTATGTCATAGACCAACTTTATAAAGAATCAAAAGAATCAGATTCAGATTCAGCTAGGATTCGAGCATTGGAATTGCTAGGTAAGAGCGTATCGTTATTCAGCGATGTAGTTGAGACCAAGGAAGCAAGAACAAGTGATGAAGTTGAGAGAGATATTGAAGAGAGAATACAAGCTTTACTAGAATCCAAGTAGTCGAACATCAACCAACCAACAACCAACTATCTAATAGGGCAATACATGGGCTGTGTGTGTGCTGTATGTGGTGTGATTTTGTGAT